TTACAGCAATGGGTCACTCAATAGCACTCATCAACGATGTTATTGCAGGAGTAAGAATGGTCGATGAGACCGCTGAAGAAAGACAATCATGTGTAGATAGAAATGTCGAGCATCTTGTCTTAATGAAAGCAAAAGACGATTGGGGTAACGAAAGTATGGTAGACGCAGATAACGCTATCACTACAGGCAACGGTTACACAGCGGGTTAATAACAGATAGAGTACCCTAAGTGAGCGATACCGCCAAACGTAACTTATTTAACGAGTTGCAAGAAGCTTTTAAAGCACTTACCGAGAGGAAACTAAAAGGATCACATGGAACTTATAAACTGGATAACAGCTGACTGGATGATCTTGCTTGGGGCTGGCGTCAGTATCGCTTATATAATAGTGACAGTGACCCCCACTAAAAAAGATGATACGGTCTTTTGGAAGTATTACTCCAAGCTGAAGGCCGTATTGCCCACGCTGCCTAACTTTAAGAAAGACGACTAAACCCCTAATGAGTGAAAGGATCAAATGCCGCTTACTAAGTTACAGTTACGCCCCGGAGTAAATCGAGAAACTACTTCGTACACAAATGAAGGGGGTTGGTACGACGGGGACAAGATAAGGTTCCGCTTTGGTACGCCTGAAAAAATAGGCGGATGGCAAAAGTTGTCCGAAGCCAGCTTTTTAGGCACCTCCCGAGCGCTTCATGCGTTCGTTGCGTTAAACGGCGACCGCTTTCTAGGTAATGGCACAAACCTAAAGTATTATATCGAAGAAGGTGGGGGCTATAATGACATTACGCCTTTACGACTCACTACATCTGCGGGAGACGTCACGTTTGCCGCGACCAACGGCTCTTCTACTATTACTGTTACGGACACGAACCACGGGGCTAATGCCAACGATTTCGTGACTTTCTCCGGTGCAGCCTCGCTGGGCGGCACTATTACAGCGGTGGTCCTAAACCAAGAATATCAGATTGCAACGGTTACCAGTACGTCCGTTTTCACGGTAGTTGCCCGGGCCGTGGCCACTTTAAACGACATCACCGTTGACGGCCAATATACACCTACGCCTGTTGTAGCTAACGCTTCCGACACGGGGAACGGCGGAGCGTCGGTCGTGGGCAACTACCAAGTTCAAACAGGATTAGACACCACTGTGTCTGGTACAGGTTGGGGTGCGGGAGCTTATTCTCGCGGCACGTGGGGATCGGGCTCTAGTCTTACGGCGGTTGGCGACATCCTGCGAATCTGGACCCACGACAACTTTGGAGAAGATTTAATCCTTAACGTCCGCGATGGTGGTATCTACTATTGGGACAAATCAACAAGCTCGGCTCCTTTTGAGCGGGCCGTGGCGCTTTCTGAATTAGCGGGTGCTGACTCCGCTACGCCCACGATAGCCAAGCAAGTTTTAATTTCAGACCGCGACAGTCACGTTCTGGTGTTTGGGTGCGATGCGCAGGACAATATTGGCGTACAAGACCCACTTTTGATCCGTTTTTCCGACCAAGGAAACCCTCTAATATGGTCGTCGCAAGCCACTAATACTGCTGGCGATTTGCGTATTGGTACTGGTTCCGAAATTATTACAGCGGTTGAAACGCGTCAGCAAATCATAGTGTTCACCGACAGGTCGCTACATGCTATGCAGTATTTAGGTCCACCCTTTACCTTCGGTATTAGTATGCTGGCGGAAAACATCACTATAGCAAGTCCGCTTTCAGCGATTGCGGTAGATGACATGGTGTTTTGGATGGGTATAGAAGAGTTTTACGTTTATTCAGGGCAGGTACAGAAGTTACCTTGTTCTGTCCGCTCGTATGTGTTTAATGATTTTAATTATTCTCAAACAGAAAAAGTGGCTGCGGGCGTTAACTCTAGCTTCTCCGAAATATGGTGGTTTTATCCTTCGGCAACTTCAGAATCGATTGACCGCTATGTTATTTATAACTACCAAGAAAAGGCATGGTACTACGGCACCTTGACCCGCTCGGTGTGGATAGATCGGGGAATAGCCCCGTATCCTATTGCGGCGGCTCTGGATGGGTATCTGTATTACCAAGAAATGGGTTCGGATGATGGCAGTAACAATCCGCCTTCGGGCATAGCGGCTTATATTGAAAGCAGTCAAATGTCTATTGGTGCGGGGGATGGTTTTGCTTTCTTAACGAGGCTTATACCAGACGTTACTTTTGAGGGGTCTAGTTCCCCTTCACCCGCCGTTTTAATGACGCTTGAAACTAGAAACTTCCCCGGTGCGGCATATACTGGCACAAAGAGTAGTACGGTTACGCGCTCCGCAACGGTGCCTGTAGAGCAGTTTACTGAGCAGGTATTTGTTCGGCTACGAGGCCGTTCTTTTGCCTTTACGATTAATTCGTCAGACACGGGCGTGGAATGGCGGTTGGGCACACCTCGTGTTGACATTAGGCAGGACGGTCGTCGATGAGTCGAGGTCTAGTATTACCTTTATTTCCAAACCCTCCTGCGGATTATGAGCAGATGTATCAAACGGAGGTTATGCGGGCTTTTTCAGTATTTTTGCAACAAGTCAGTAATCCGGGTCCTTGGCAAGCGTCTGCACTAACACTGCCAAACCTGCAAACAGACAACTATAACCTTCCTTTAGGTGGAATATTTCAATATGGCGACGAATTGCGTATTACAGTAGCAAACATGCCTTACCTAAGAGGATCACAAGCAACAGGAGCCGTGGGTCAAGCTACGGTAACAATATCATGAGTAAACCTACTGTTTTAACCATGCCTGACGGCAGTAAATGGAGTCCTTCTACAAGCCTCGACGCGATTTATTGTGTTACGTGTAGTAACGCGGTCGATACGCCGGATGAAATTGCTTCTTATCCCAATGGGAATTGCCCTCAATGCGGTTCTTCATGGACGGGAGACGAGAAGAGAAGTACAATAATACAAGTTACTATGCCTACAAGCATAACAGGCGGAGCAGGATAATGGCGTCGAAAGCAGAACTGATTAAAGATATTGAAGAACTTGAGGAAGTCGAAGAGCTGGAACCTGTCGAAAAGATAGAGCTTCCTGCGGGCGGCATAGCAGATTTTATCCCGGACGACGACGATGAAGATGACGACGCTGATTTTGAAGCGGGCGAAGCCGTTGGTATTGCACAATTCCCCGAGCTTGCCAAAAAAATGGCTGCTTACGGTCGGAACGAAGATAAGTTTCTGGCACACGTTGCCGCAGGTGAATTGATTATACCTTATCAATACCTTGAAGACGATGTAATAAGACAACGCATTTATGACATCTTGACAGAAGCCGGTGTGGATGACCCCGAGGCTTATGTTGTAGGGTCTGATGCAAACGATCTTAACCCTACCACCGGATTACCGGAGTTTTTTCTTAAGAAAGCTTTTAAAAAGATTGGTAAAGTATTTAAAAAAGCCCTTCCAATTATCATAACAGTGGGTTTAACCTCTATGGGCGTTCCTCCTATATATGCCGCTGGACTTAGTTCAGGCATTGGAGCGCTTGCTACCGGTGGGGATCTAGAGGATGCCTTAAAGGCGGGCGTAACCGGAGCGGCAACAGCCGGAATAATGGCCGGAGCCACGGGTGCCGTTATGGGTGATGGATTTTCAGCGGGTGTTAAACAGGGTTTTGCCGACCAAAGCGTTCCATTAAGGAGTTCTTTAGGCTTTGATAATCCTTCAACCAGTGTTGATACGTCAAACATTATTAACAGCCCCTCTATAAACGAAATGGCGGGGGTCAATACTACGGATGTTGTACTGTCTGATTTAAGCCCTAATCCGAACTATGTCCCCGAGATAAAAGGGGGCAACTTCAATATGGACGACACTTGGACCAAGACTAAAAACTTTTTGACGCAAGGTAACCTTACCGACGCGCAGATGGCCGAGCGACAAATAACCGCAGGACAGACCGCTTACGACGCTGCTATAAAAGCAAAGCAAAGTGTGGAAATGGCACAAAAAGCCTCCGCTACGGCGTATGCAAACGCAGGAGCCTCAGTCCTTGAAACCTATGGTCCGTCTGCGGCACTTGCAGGTACTGCGATGTACTTTGGTGGTGCTTTCGATACACCCGAGCAAGAAAAGCCCGAAGATTTACCCACAGGTTCAGACCTGATTGCGGGTAATCCGGGTAAATATTTATTACATAACATAGGCGACCGTCAGTTAGACCTTGAAACAGGCGAATATGTAACGGCAGACCCTTTGCCTCCAACTTATACTGCTGACCCCGTACCCATGCAACAACCTATACCCAATTCGGGCTACGCTCCGCAATACGACGCTAATGGCGAGCTAATCCCGGTTACCGATCCGCGCTATAATCCTTTTACTAACCCCGTCCAGACCGCTGCCGCAGGCGGGCCTGTTTTTCCCCGCCGTAATGGTGGGATTGCTCCGGAAGAGGGTGTTCAAGGAGAAGACAGTGTTAGGGCGATGTTAATGCCCGGCGAGTTTGTCATGACCACCGACGCCGTTCGAGGACTAGGTGAAGGAAACCTTAATAACGGAATTAAAAACATGTACGCTGTTATGAGAGACTTAGAAAGTCGCGGAAGGGGTGCAGCATAATGGCTACCACAACTACCACGCAGATTGTCCGCGAAGCGGCAGAAATTGAAGCTATTAAGGTAGGACTTTTACAGTCCGCCAAAGCCCTCGCCGATCAAGGTATTACAATACCCCCGCAGATGGTTGCGCAAATGTCGGGGCTTCAGATAAAAGCCACGGAACTTGCCGAAGCAGGAATTGGCGGATACCAACCTTATCTACAAGAAGCCGGTTACACGTTAGGTGACGCCGCAGCCACGTTGGGCAGTACGATGTCCGACGCTGACGCTTACAAAAATCAAGCGTTAGGCCTTATGACGGAATCTGCGGGTAATGTCCCCGGTCAGTTGTCCACTGCTCAAGCGGGTATGCAGAGTGCTATTAATTATGGGGAGGGCGCTACTCAATCGGCCATCGATAAATCACAACAAGCGGTCAATACCGCCGGACAAACGGGGGTTGGTACGACGCTAGGCCAATCTTTATCCGGCGCGACTGACGCAGCACGAGCTAGTACGTCTAACGCGGGTATTGCAGCGTTAGAATCTGCGCGTCAATCCCAAATTGGAGGAGATAGCGCGGTCCAAGGCGCTCGGAACATCACCAGCACTGCCGCTCAAGCTTTACAACAAGCGGGAGCGTTTGGCACGGATACTGCTAGGCAAGGCATTGCTGGACTAGCCGAAACTACGGGCGCTTATGATCCTGCAAGTGCAGGGGCATATATGAATGAATATGAAGATGCCGCAGTGCAGCAAGCGCTTGCGGACATTCGACGCTCTGGAGATATCCAGCAACAAGCAATTGGCGCTCAAGCAGTTGGCGCAGGCGCTTTTGGCGGATCACGCCAAGCAGTAGCGGAATCTGAACTAGGTCGAAACATTCTTGAACAACAAGGTCGTACTGCGGCGGGAATGCGCCAGCAAGGTTTTGAAAGCGCAGCTCAACGCTCTCAACAGGGTTTTGAGTCTCAGCAAGGTCGAGCACAGCAGGCGGCACAGCTTACAGGTGCTCTGGGTTCCCAAGGTGCTCAATCGGGTATATCTGCTGCACAATCAGCAGGTCAATTAGGCTTATCCGCAGAACAACTTGCCGCGCAGACTGCGCAACAGGGGGGTCAGTTAGGCGTAACGGCGGCTCAAACGTCAGGTCAGTTGGGTCTTTCGGGAGAACAGTTAGCCTCCGCGAATGCACAGGCTTTGGCACAGACAGGTATGAGTTTGCAACAACTTTCAGCCTCTACAGGTATGAGTGCGGCACAGTTAATCGGTCAACTAGGACAATCACAAGCCCAAATGGGTATGCAAGGAGCGCAGCAATCAGGTCAAATGGGGCTGCAAGCTCAAGAGTTATCGAGTAAGATAGGGCAAGGTATTGGCGGTCTCGGAACAGATTACGGACAGCTAAACATTGCTCAAGCGGGGGCTCAAAGTGAACTAGGTGTTCGTCAAGCGGCTCTGGGTGAACTAGGACAAAGTCTACAGCAGCAAGAGACAGGGTTCTTGTTTGATGTTGGTAAGCAGCAGCAAGCACAACAACAAGCGGTACTGGAAGCGACGCGTCAGAACGAACTGGCTCAAAAATACGAGCCCTACCAGCGCGTTGGTTTTCTGTCCGATATATACAAGGGTGCTCCGACCAGTCAGCAGACGCTTACGTCTGCCACAGCACCTAATGTTTCACCTGCCCAACAACTACTTGGTTTGGGCGTAGCCGGACTGTCCGCATCAGCCGGTGCTAAAAAAGCGGGGTTATTTTAATGAATAGAGAAGTAATGGGGCGTAAAATGTTTGCTCACGGGGGCACCGTCTTCCCGATGCAAGAAGGGGGTATGGCTCCGCCTCCTATGGCTCCGCCTCCTATGGCTCCGCCTCCTATGGCTCCGCCTCCTATGGCTCCGCCTCCTATGGCTCCGCCTCCTATGGCTCCGCCTATGGCCGGAATGCAACCAGAATTAGACCCTGCCATTTTAGAGCAAATGCTCGGTAGTGCTTCTCAACAAATGAATACCATCGACAACGCTGCCGACGCCACAACCATGATTAATGGTATGCGAGGCGACGAACTTCCTCTGGAAGCGCGGTACGCGGAACTCGCATTAATTGTCGGCCCTGAAGACGCCAATGCTACACCTGAATCGGTTCTTACTTTGATACAGCCTGTCCTGCAAATTGCGGCGGTTGACCAAGGAATTGGCGGATTAGCGGAACAACAAATGATGACCCCGATTGAGGGTCCGATGGCAGAGGGAATTATGTCTACTGTCAATATGGGTGCCCCGGAGGGTCCCGACTCTGTAAATTTTAACCAAGGAGGTGCCGTTCAGTACATGCAGGCGGGTGGCCCTCCAGTACCCAACATAGCGGGACGTCAAGGAGAGATTTTTAGAGAGCAGCAGTCTTTATACCAGTCTTTACTTAACCCTGCGGACGAAGCAGCGGATTTAGAAGAACAAACGAATTTAACACAGGCGCAAATGTTATTTGATGTCGCTCAAGGGGCTTTAGCGTTTGCTTCGCCCGGTGATCGTCAAATGAGCCCTGCGGAGCGTTTGGCTCAATCCTTTACGCCTGTTCTAGGAAACATTGGAGCAAGAGCAGGGGAGCTTGGTAAGTTCAAGCAGGCCCAAAAAGCTCAGACAAAACAGATGGACATGGCGGCCTTACAGGCGGCAGGGTCCTTGTACGGCGCTGAAAGAGGTGCCGCGCTTACTGAAGAAAACAAAGATATTGGTGAAGTTTTCCAGACCACGGTTACAAATGAAGACGGCACAGTGACCACGACCACGGGACCTTTGACTCGCGGCAGTTACGCGGACCTGCAAACTAAGCATGGTGCCGGAAACGTGAACATCAGGGAGATTGCCAAGCCTACTAACGTTAGTCAGAAGGCCGAAAACCTTATGATTAATGGTGGTTTCGTTGCTGCTGTGCCGGGAACGCCGGGTTACAACGCTCTAATTGCAAAGGGTGCTCTGAGCATGGGCGACGTACCTACTTCCGCTATCACCAGCCGGAAGCAATACACCATCCCAACCGATTTAACGATTGGGGATAAAACGTATGCGGCGGGAACGTCTCCTTTCTTTAGTGAGTTTGAAGCTGCTCAGATTTTTGCCAGCTTTGGTAATGACGCTTTGTCTGAATACGTTAAACCGCTAACCGACAAAGATTACTTGACCGCATACAATATGACTAAGGCCCAGTTTGATGCGTTATCAACGCGCAACCAGCAGTATATACAGGGTCTCCCTGTTCTGACGGAAAAAGATTACTTCGGTAAGTTCGGCATGCTCAAGAACGATTTCTTGGGCCTATCGCCAATCTCACGTCAAAGATTACTTGGCATTGAGACGGAATACGAGTTTAAGCAGATCAACAATGGCGATAAGATTGATGTCGTTCGTTATGATAAGAACGATCCAAACGTTGCCCCTGTTAGTATCTACAGCACGGATATCCTGCAAGACCCTGAGTTATTCAAATTTACTATGCCTAATGCTGATGGTGTTTCGGTGGCAACCATTGTTGACCTCACTACTGATTCGGGCAAACGGGCACTGGCCAAAGTTAACGAGCTTAACAAAGCGACTCCCGGCTCTGCTGTTATGCAGAAACTGGGTACGGAAAGTTTTGTGTCGAAAACCTTCTTGATTCCGGATTCTACCGAAGGTGGTGGCGCAGAAGTGCGTATGTCCTTCGACGGTGGTCAAACTTATATTGGATCGGATGGCCTTCCAAGACAGCTTCCACCTAATGCGTTTGAGCTTAGTAACACTATTTCTAACGATGTTTACCGTAAGGAAAAGGTACGTTCTTCAGCTAAAGATTGGTTGGAACAGAACGACCAAGGTGTTGTTGGCGGAATGACTACGCCACAGGGAAGCGGAATTTCGCAACCCTCGAATAACGCAGACAAAGCCCTTGTAACAGACACTTTGCAGCAAGTTCGCAACGGTACAGGTTTCTGGTCAGGTTTTAACTCTGCCGTAAACGCCGTAGCGGGTGGCATAATTGCCCCTAAAACTTTCTCGGAAATGTACCGAGATACGGAAGAAGGTAGACAGTACGTTCAGATCATTCGCGTAATGGGTCGTTCCGCTCTAGCCTCGTCACCAAGATTTGCGGTTGCAGACTTGCAGGCTACGGAAGGATTGTTCCCGAGTGAAGAAAAGCTGTTCCGTAACCCTGTCTCTGAAGCAAACAAGCTGTCCTTGTTAGTGGATGCGCTCAATAACGAGGAAATACGTCTGCAAACCCTTAGAGCGTCAGAAGTTCCACAAGACGCTACTGTTTTAGCGGTCGCGTCTCAAAAGCTTCAAGAAATTGCTCGCTTAAAAGAGCTTCTTGGTCCAGTATTGATTAAAGGTGGCGGCCAAGCCACGGAAAACAGTATCTCTGGTGCAAAAGAACTAATGAGAAGAAAGGGAAGGTAATGAACCCCGTTAATATCAAACTTAATGAAACCACTCCTGACGACACAATAGTTGAGGACATGAACCCAGTTAATATCGGGCTTAATGAAACCACTCCTGACGACACCACTCCTGACGACACAATAGTTGAAGCGGTAGACATGCCCCCTGTTGTAGCTGTTGCAGAGGCACTGGGTGCTTTCCGGCTAAGTTTTTCGCCACAAGAGTTTTCGGACCTTTGGGCAACTTATACGGAAGCAGCTAATGCCCCGCAATCTACGTTTAAAACACCGGCACAAGGTTTTGCCTCAAGCTTGGTAGACACGCTGGTGTTTGATCCTTTTTACGAAGGTAAAATGGACTACAACTCGCTTCGCATGGGCACCGCGCCTATCTTACAAGAATTGGGCATTGACGGCGGTCTATCTGACGCGCAAATTATAGAAGTTTTTGCAGAAGACGAGGAAGGCAACGATATTATTGCTGATCCCTCGTTTTTTGAAGGACTAAAAAGACGTAGTTTGGGCGCAGCAGGTGGTACAGGCGGTTTCTTTACCGGGATGAAGGCAGGTGCCGCTTTAGTTGTGGGAATTCCACCCATAACCCCTTGGACCGCTGCCGCTAGATACGGTGTCCCTATAATCACAGGTGCCATCGGCTATATTGCAGGTAGTGAAGCGGGTGACGAAGTTACCGAAGCCGTAATGGGCCGAGAGCCTATTGTAGTGCCGGGCCAAGGTTCTGCTGACTACAAGGCCGGTAAAGCGGCGGCTGATGCAATAAGTTTCACGATTACCCCGTGGATGGCTCCTGTAAGAGGAGCTAATTTGGGCGGACAAATTGCTATGAATAATATAAAAGTTCATGCACAAAAGTTTATGGGCCCTACACTACCGGGCTCTTTCAAAATACCCCTTTCTACTCGAGGTGTGACTAAAGTAGAAAGTATCATAGGTGATATGGGAACTTTAGCGCGAACAAACCCTTTCAAAACGGCTTTTATAGAAGGGACGGCGGCTAGTTTAAGTGTGAAAGGCACTGAAATAGCGGAAACTATTACTCCGGATAACCCTTGGGTCCGATTTGGGTTTGAAACAGTAGGCGGATTGTCTGGCGCGGTGGCGGCGGACCTTTCGGCAAATCGAGTACCCCAAGTTTTAAAATGGGGTGGGCGCGGTGTTTACAATATTTTTAATAAGTTGCGTGGTAGGGAAAATGTAGACGACATGCAGTTAAGATATGGCATCTCAGAAGAGGAGGTAAGGACTGCCGGAAACTTTATTACAGAGCAACTTGAGAAGAACGCGGAAAACCCTGCAGAAATACTAAGGATACTAAATGATCCCTCTTTTAACAAGTGGCTTGTTGACGAAAGTGGTAACCAGATAGAACTGGACCCTGCTACTAGGGCCGCAAGTATTACGTTATTGTCTTTACAGAACCAATTTATTGACGCGGCCCCCGGTGCTTTTAATGCAGATGCGGGCGCTAAGATGAAATCGTCGGTAGACGCTTTACGCCGCGCTTTGTTGGCGATGTACGCGGACGGTTCTAAAGAATCTCTTAGTGATGCTGCTTTAGTTCAGACTAGCTTATTTGAGGCTGTGTTAGATTCAAAATTGGCTATGGCTTTCCGTAATACCCAAGAAGCGATGCGTCAAGTAAGACCCCAAGGGGACGATGTTGACCTTCAAGCGGCGGAGAATATATTTACGTTGATAGGCGGACAATATACGGCAGGTCGCAATGAGGAACAACTTCTTTGGAGAAAAGGCGCACAGGATGTCGAAGTTACCTCTTTTATTAACGAGGATGGCGTAACACAAAGTACGCCTAATTTTATTTCTAAATGGAATGAACTTCTAGGTAACGAAACCCCTGAAATACGGGAGTCGATCATTAAAAAAGACGACTTAAGCATCTTAAATAGTTTTGTGATACGGAAGACAGAAGAGCTGGGGTTAGCCCCTGAAGTACCCCAAGCCCCTGAAGTACCCCAAGCCGCTAAAGAAATTATTGGCGTAAACGCTAATGAGTTATTTAGAACCCGTGGTAGGGCTTTGGCTATGGCAAAAAGATTGAATGCAGCGGGTTTCAGCGAGGAAGCGCGGATAGCTAATGAAATGGCGGATGCCATGCTGTCTGATTTAAACAGCTTTGGCATTGGCTTAAATCAGGCATACGACACTGCGCGTAGCTATTCTAAAGCATTTAATGACGTTTTTACTCGGGCGTATGCAGGGGAAGTTTTAGGCACAAAGAAAAACGGAGCACCTAAAATACCTGTAGCAACTATGGCGTATACCCTGATGAAAGGCGATGCGGCATTTATGCGAACTGCGCAATTAGACGGTATAGCTAAATTCCAAGTAACTCAATCTTTAACCAATTTGTTGCGGTCAGATAACCCTGACTTTCCCGAACTAGCGGACATAGGCGAAACTTTACTAAAAGATTTTAACGCCAATGTTGACCCGCAATCTATGGTTTTGGACATGGTTTCGATGCGGGCATGGTATGGTAGAAACGAAGAGTTAATAAAGTCAGTCCCTAACCTGAACACTCGTATTAGTGCCGCAATGAACGGGTCTGTTCAATTGCGTAGTGCGGAAGAGACACTTTTGCGTACAATACGAGCTAATACGTTAAATCCAGATGGAACGCTAAATGTTGGCGCATTGTCCAATTGGAGAAATAACGTTAATAACGAAAGGTTGTTGGATGTATTTCCGTCTCTTAAAGCAGACTTGGACAATGTAGACAAAGCTGCAAATTTACTGACTCAAACAAAAAGAGACAATAAAGCTGCGGACGTAGCTGAAAGAAACGCCGTTGGTTTGTACGAGCTATTACCCAACAAAACCTCAAATGCCGCTACGGCGATTGCTTTAGCTATTTCAAGTGCTAACCCAAAACCGTTCAACGACATGAACCGACTAATGCGGTTGATTACAGATGTTGGGGAAGACGGTTTTAGTGTCAGTGCTAAAAACAGCCCAAACACTGGAAAAACGTGGACTCAAGCAGACCTTAAAGAAGGGATGCGAACTGCCATCTATGACACGGTGTTTAAAGCCGCAGCAGACGGTAAATTATTTAATTCTGCTGCCGCCTACAATAGGTTATTTGCAAAACACCCTAATGCGGACATTTCCATTGCAGAATGGATGCAGTCAAACGATCTTATAAGCGCAGACCAGCTCAAAGACACTCAGATGTTCTTGCGTAAGATGGGTGAAATCCAAGCCTTTACCATGTATGCCAAACCGGGCCAATTGGACGCTTTTTACCAAGATATCGGCGAGGGTATTAAAATCGTGGCTGCTATGGGTGGTTCCGTTGCTGGTACAAGCCTTCGCCAGTTTTTGGGTGGCGGTGATTCTGGTGACCTCATCGCCTCGGGCCGTGGTGCGTCGCTTGGTCAAAGATTAGCCAACAAATACTTGGCCGTTTTACCTCAATCTTTACAAGCAAGTCGAGTAGCCACCATTTTACAAAACGAAACATTACTTAAACAGGTTCTTAAAGCAGGGCGGACTGATCGCGAGAAAAATGCACTGGTGGCGCAGTTAGAACAAATGTTTATAAACAACTATATAGTATCCCCTATTCGTAGAGGCGGCGGTGAAGTCATGCAGACTTTAACCGACGAATACTCTAGGGATGTAAATGGTGAAGTAATTCCACCCGCCGACGTTCCCACAGCAAGCGGAGGGAATATCCCCACTACGGTTACACCTAGCGTTGCGCCGGTAACGGTAACTCCCATAAACTCTACGCCAGTTGTACCTAGTGGGGTTACCCCTATTCAAAACCCTAACACTTCGGTTAATCCATCACGGACAAGCGCCCAGACAACCCCGATTTCCTATTCAGGACCCGTTGACCGAGCTAGGTTTGCAGCTCTCTTTCCAGAAGATCGTGAATTATTAGGTATAGGTAGTTTGATGGGAAGTGCTCCGTAATGCCACTTTTTGCTCTATATAGCGGGCGTCTAAATATCTACACCGCAGACGAAACCGACCGTCGATGACGGTCTATTAAAGATGCCTACAAAAAAACCCGCAAAAGGCAAAGCAAAAGTTAAAGTAACTTCTTCCGGCAAAAAGGTTAGTTACGGACAAGCCGGAAAGGCTAAAGGCGGTGGTCCCAGAGTTCGTGCAGGTACCTCAAAAGGCGACAGCTACTGTGCAAGAAGCCTTGGCATAAAGAAAGGGCTGTCTAATAAGAAACAAAACGACCCAAACACTCCCAACAATTTGTCACGAAATCGTTGGAAATGTTCAGGCGCAAAGTCTAAAAAGTCGTAGTTACCTCAACCAGCTCTTAGTGTCTTCGCCTAGAACCTGACCCGCAACATCAATCTTGTTGCGTAGGGCTTCTAGTATTTTTTCGTCAATCGTTCCCGGCGAAACTAAATCAATATACGTTACCCTGTTCGTCTGACCAATCCGGTGCGCCCGGTCCTCGGACTGCAATCGTATCTCCAAGTCATAACTATTACTGTAATAGATGACCGTGTTAGCCTCAGTCAAAGTAATGCCATAACCGCCTGTCTTGGGCTGTCCCACAAAGAACCGCAACGGGTTTTTCGGGTCTTGGAAATCGTTAACAATCTCCTGACGTTTGTCTTGAGGTGTCTCCCCATAATAGGTTGCGACAGAATCTGGCCCGAAACGGTCGCGCAGGGTAGTTACTATTTGTTGGAGGTCGTGTGTATACGTCGCCCAAATAATGGCTTTCCCCTGTAACTCTTCTACCACGTCCAAAAGCTCATTTAATCGGTTGTTCTTTATAAGCTGTATTGCACCATTGTCAGGCATTAAGTGACCGCAGCAAATCTGTTGAAGGCGCATGATCTGAGTTAACACGCTGGCCGTGGTCGCCAGTTCGCCACTCTCAAGCTTGGCCAACGCTAACTTTTTCATCTGCTGGTATAACTTTTCCTGTTCGGGAGTCAGTTCCACGTCGCGCCGAAGGTACACCTTGGGAGGCAGGTCTAAGCAGTCTACTTTTAGTACCCGGTTACTGAAGCTATCTAACTTTTCAGAAAGTTCGTCCAAACGACGGTAACCCATGATTTGTTGAAAACTGCGGTGCCCCATGGTCCGTTGCTGAATGTTGGCGTACCGAGCTTGAAACGCATAGTAAGAATTAAAGCCCAGCGACTTCTCTTCAAGAAACCCGCACTGACTAAATAAGTCCATTGGGCTTTTTGTAATGGGTGATCCTGTTAATATGCGGCGATACTTAGACCGTTTCCGTAAGGACATAATGCTCTTGGTCCTAGCGGCCTTGCGGTTCTTTATCGTCGTTGATTCGTCCACTATCACCATGTTGTCAGGGTTTTGATGAAGAAAAGCAGTGGCCGCGTCAGACCCCCTAACACTAGAAAAAGCTTCAACGTTTATGACAAAAATCTTTAAAAAGGGATCCTTATCAACAATAAAATCCAGAAGCTCTTCCTCGAAACGCTTAGTCTTAGCAGGGGTCCAGCGGCATATCTTGCGAGGGATGCGTTTAGGCAAATGGATAGGTATCTCACCCTTGATCCAGTTGTCATATACCCCTTTGGGCGCTATAATCAAAGCCGCTTTTAGTTTCCCCGCCTCATACAACACCGCCATCGTATCGATAGCAACCTTGGTTTTTCCCGTGCCCATTTCCATAAACAGCGCGTAGTATTCCGCAGACCACGAGTCTTCCAGCGCAACTCGTTGGTGGTCATAAGGCATAGTTTCGTAGTTATAGTCCTGCATAATTTTACTACTTTCTTGCTGTGTTAAATCCATAATATTACCCTTAAAATTGTCCTTGTTTTTGTTACAATTTAGGTTTGCCCGTCTCGGTGTATATTATAAAGAGACTCTAATTGAGTGCATTTCACCGCATTTGACGGGGCTTCGCTTATTACGAACCAAAATCAGTTCGGCATCTGGGCCAGCTCCATGCTTAAACTTTATTTATCTTTTTCTATATTAGTTGGTAAAGTGTTTTGATTGTGGCTGGCAAGGAATCGAACCTTAATATCATCTAAGTATTTACCAAATATCACAAGCCTGAATCGAACAGGAATACCGTCAAAATTTACCAAATACAACCACAATCAAAACACTCTAATTGAGTGCATTGCCTGTTTGATTTAAAGCCATTTCAACACCTCCTCAAGTTCTGGGGACTCCCACTCTTTCCAACTCATTTCTTGTTCTTCTTCACGTTCCATTTGTGCTTCCCTTAAATAGTTTGCTTTCCCACCGACACACTGCGTTAATATGCGTGTGGCGTGTAGTCGGTCTGACCATACCTATTTTTTCAATCCATCCTAGAGGTTGTAGAGAGCGTATCATTGCTCCCCAAACATTGTGGTGGTAGGGATCAGCCATCCCTTGGGCTCTGCAAAAGGCACAAATCTTACCGCCTTCAACAAAGTGGTGTTCTGAGAGATACTTAGCAGCGTTACGATAGTAACCAGCTTTCCAGTCGTCGTCTGCATGTACAAAGGCCCTGTCTATCTCAGCCTTTATAAATTCAAACCGCATTTGCGGGGTGTCTTTCTGCTTCATAAGTCATAACTCCTTGTGGCGTCTTCAGCGTCAACGATAAATAGGTTTTGTTTCGTTCGTGTTAAACCAACGTAAAACACTCTGTGCATATCATCCGGGTTAACCCTCATTTCGTTATCGGCGGCTGGACTAAGGTCAGTGAACAGCACAACGTTATCCGCCTCACCGCCTTTTGACCCGTGGATCGTGGAGGCTGTAATACGGGGTATGCCATTAAATTTCTCGCCCCGTCGCAATAGTGCCGTGATGTACGCTCGGTCCACTTCGGGCAGTTTGTCCATTGCTTCTGACCATATCATGGTCTTTTCCGCTTTCAACCCGTAGCTATCTATCAGGGTTCCCATGGTAACAAGGTCATGATCATTGATGCCGGTTAGCTTCTTATAGCCCCTTAACACTCGGGTGCCGGTAGACATAAAACTGTATATCTTACGTGCTACTTCCCCCGAGATTGCTTTGCCTTTGCGCAACTGCTCCCACCCATTAACCGCTTCAGATAGCTTCTCACTAATGCTCCTATGGCCACGGTAGTTGAACAGGTAACCACTTGACTTTAGCTCACCAGCCACCGGCTGTAGGTGATACCCGGCTTGAGCTAAGATGAGCCATGATCCTTCGGCCATGTCTAGTGCAGAGATGGTGTTGATCCGTGTGACGTTGCCTAATTCCTTTTTTGGCTCATAGCTCTTGGGGAATCGACGGGCGATACGGCGCACAACATTCTCGGCGAGGTTGTGGACCCGTTGAGGAACACGATAGGACTGAGACAAGGTTTCAGACCCACCGGGTAAGTTAATAAAGTGGTCCACGTCTGCGCCTGCCCACCGATAAATAGCTTGGTCATCGTCGCCTGCACAATACATTTTTTTAGAATGCCGGTCGATAGCGTGAGCTAGTTCCCATTGCAGTGGACTTAAATCTTGTGCCTCATCTAAGAAGCATAGATCAAAGTCAGGGCAAAAGTTATCGGCCCCTTTAACAAACTCCGCCAACATGTCCGTGAAGTCATAAAACCCCATGCTTTCTTTGTACTCTCGGAGACATTTATCAACATAGTTGACAGTGTTCCAATCGGGCTCAATATTGCTTTGGTTGTACTGCTCTCTTAACGGGACCTTTCTTAAACGGGCTAGGTTAATCAGCCCGAGTATAGGATCGTTACTGGCAACCATAGAGGGGATGTCATCATCAAAACTACCTGCTTTTGTCCCGCCGAGCGTGACACCTATTGACCGACTTAACTCTTTGAAGTGAGACTCTTGCATCACTTGCTCGGGTCTAATGTCTGTCATTGTTAGGGCTAGTGAGTGCAGTGTTCGGAAGTAGATCAGGTCTTTTTTAGGGTCCAGATTAAATCGAGCTGCGGCACGTTCTTCTGCTTCGTTGGCCGCTTTCCGTGTAAAGGCTAGGAAAGCAATGCGGTGCGGATGTGTACCCGCTTCTAAGGCTTCATCTACCATGTTCAACAACGTGGTGGTTTTACCTGTTCCCGGTGGTCCAAATATCCTAAACATCTGAAATCCTTTCGGCTGCTGTCATAAGTATGTCGGCCAAACCTACTGCCGAAATTTTACGGTCTTCCGTCTCCATGTCAGCTTCCATTGCAATACATTCCAACAATTCAGCAAGATGCTTATTACTCAAATCGTCTGGAATCAGGCCAAACCATGGTTTGTCTTTAAATTTGTGCATCCTTCCTTTTCTCCCTGCTATAAATCTGTTGGACTCTCTGCTTAGAGATGCCAAAGTATTTAGCGACTGCCGTCATCGTCATAAGATCATTGTCAATCATCTGAATGATCTCCGCATTACGGCGTTTGCTATATTCTTCAAAAGTTAACTCGACCATTAGAAAGGTGCTCCCTGCTGATTTCCGAACTTGGGTGTATCAAT